GTCTATACCGCAACCATCAGCGGGAACGCCCGACAACTTCCTGCCCGCGAACTCGGGCTTATGATGCCGCCACCAACCACGGTCAGAGCTCACCAGCGCCTCAGCCCATGGCGCGAGCCGATAGGCATCCGAGACGGCGATCACGCGGCATCGATTGCGCACGGCATCGGCCACCGTCTGATCCATTGAAGGACCAGTGGCCAAAATCGCAAACGTGGACATCAGCCGTCGTTGACGCCTTCACTGCAAGGAATGGTCAGATATTCCAGACCCGACTCCTTGTCGCTCAAGAAGCCTTGGGGATTGTAAATCTTATTGGGTGCGCCATTTACCAGGTGCACCAGTCTCATCGCAGAATCCAGGCCAGATCGATAACGAATGACGATCCTTGCGGTTACTTGCGACTGCATGCTTGCGGATTGTATGAACTCTCTTGCCGACAGCGGCTCGATCGCAGCCCAAACCGTCGCCACTTCCCGCCATTCCTTGATGAACTCGCCCTGGTCGCCGCGTGCTGGTTCGCCATTGCTGTCCAGCACATCGGCATATTCTTCGATTCGGATCCGATGCCGCAGTTTTCCGGACGCGATCGCCATCTCAGGCCACCGTCGACTTTCGCAAGCTAGACAGAAGCGCGGTTGCGCCTTTGCTCAGTGTGTAGCCGTGGCCTGCGTCCGCTGGTACGACGTTGTCGCCTTCTCCCTCTCGGAATCTAGCCTGAGAAGCCAACTCCACGAGAACCGCAAGGCGGACAGTCGGATGTACGATCAGGCCGCCGCTGTCTTCCTCAGGGACGGGATCGCCATTACTGTCGATGACGATATTCCCACTTGCATCGCGCTCGGGCAGGTAGAGTCGCCAGTCCTGCTTGAGCCAAGCACGCACGGCTTCGGATATACCGGGGATGGCTATTTCCAACCATGCATCATCCGCGCCACCAGTATCCAACCGAAGCTGCGTCCTAGCTTCCTCAATAGTTACCAGTTCCATCATGTCAGCTTCACCGGACCGGGGGGCGCCTTGCCATCCTTGCCGTCACGCCCATCACGGCCCTTGCGCGCGGCCAGTTGCCAGTCGTCAGCGTTCTCCAGGCACGGCTTCGACGCGGTATCGCGCTTGGCGATCCAGAGCGCGCCGTCGTGCGTCACCGCCTGCAGCGCATGGCATTTCATGCCCTCGCGCCAGAAGCCTCCTGGCCGGATACCGCCGGCCGGGTAGCGCAGCTCCTTAGATTCGCCTTCGACGGTCCAGCGCTCAACGACCTCGTGCGTATCCGCGTCGTAGGTTCGCGAGATGTCGCCCATGCTCAAGCCGTCGCGACCAGCGGCGCCGGCAGTGCCATCCCTGCCGACCACAACGCCAAGCGATTTGGCGCGGCCGTCGGTCATCGTCAACACCAATGACCCTTCACGGTCGATCAACGCATCTGCAAGCCCCACGCCATCCTTACCATCGGCACCAGGATCACCTTTTTCGCCGCGACTTCCAGTGGCGCCATCTGCGCCATCGCGGCCATCCAAACCATCACGGATTGGATTGGCTTCAAGATACTCGGATACCGCCTTCGTCGCGGCCAGGTCAGCAAGCGTCTCAAGCCGCTCGGAACCCAGCAGGCGCTCGACTACACCGCTCTCGATAATCGCCAAGTCGACTTCAGGGGCATCAATGCCATCTCGTCCATCTCGTCCATCCTGAGGCTTTGGCAGCGCATCAACGGCTGCTTTGACCTGCTCGGCAACCATCGCGGCAATCGTCTCGGGATCCACAGAACGGCCGTCGATACCGTCTCGACCTGGCTCTCCCTTCTCCGGCTGCTTGGCTTCCAGATCCTCTAAGCGACGGAGAATTGGCGCGATGGCCTCTCTGACGATGGCCCCCATCGCTTTGCCGAATTCGATGGCATCGATCATTGCGATAAGGCCTCGGTTCGCGCCGCCTGTGCGGCCCGGATCAGGAACAGCTGCGCGCGGAGCGCTCGCACTTCGTCGCCTTCATCATCCACTTCGTCATCGGCTGGCGGCTGTGGCTCAGCCGGCGAGGTCGTGTTGGGGCGTGTATCGACTTTGTTCTTCCTCGCCTGGTCAAGCGGGATGTCCTGTTGCTGCATGAAGACGGTATCGCCGCCATCAAGCGGATCCAGACCGAAGGCGAATCGGCCTTCGTTCGGAGTCTTGATGCCGCCGCCGGTCAGTTTTGTTTCGACCTCTGCCTGCTTACCCAGGTCCATGCGTAGCAAAGGCCAGAGATCCAACTCAACTCCGCGGCGATATCCGTCCTCGCCAGTCGTGATGCTCAGACCTTCGTCGAGCAGATTCTCCATCGCCTCGATATGGGATTGCAGCGCGTCTGCGTAGTAGAGCTGGTTGATTGCGTCGACGCCCAGTCCGGCTGGAATTGAGCCAATCCCGACTTTGAAAGGCGGGATACCGAATGGCTGGCAGATCTGCTCATCTGAGTAGCGCATTTGTTCGACAAGCTGTGAATCTGCCGCCTTGAACGCGAATGGGGTGAACTTCATGTCGGCGCCGATCACGGCGACCTTACCGGAGTTCTCGCCTTGGAAGTTCGTGTTCCAGTAGTCTTTCACTGCCTGGGCGTCGGTTTCAGACATGCCAGCCGGAGCGGTCAGAATGCCCCCCGGATTAGCGCCATTGCTGAAGAACCGCGTCGCATCGCGCAGGATCTTCAGATTCTTGACCGCAGGCCAGTGCGCGGCACAGACAGGCGGAACGCCAATTAGCTGGTGATGAAAGCAGTTCATCCGATCGTGGATGATTTCGCTCGCCGGCACGATCAGCTGCTCGGCCGGATAGTTCAACGGCAGAAGATTCTGCGCCATCGAATAATTCAACTGGTAATAGACGTCACCGCTGTCGGATACCATCGGCAGAACGGCATACGGATCGAGCACGAAACCCTTTTTCACGACCCCGCGAGCATCGCGCTCCTTAAGGACGTAGGTGTTTCCTTGAGTGAGCTTAGAAAGCGACCATGACTCTCTAAACTGCTGCTGCGTCTGGTAGTGGTTTGGCTTCCGAAGGAAAGGCCAGTAGGCTGTGTTGCTGTTGTCTACCTTCCATATCCCGTTGGAGTCCTCACGCTTCAGCAGAAACGGCAGCTTGCCGATGTCCGACGAGATGCGGTTTAGGCACGCATACAGCGTCGGATAGCATAAGACCGTTTCGCGCTTCTCTTCGATATTGCGCTGCCAGGCACCGGCGAAAGGCTCCAGAATCTTCCACCAACCGCCGCGGTTGCCCGGTACGGGAGTCAGCGCCTTTTCGGCTCGTTTGAGCTCCAGCCCGAAGAGGCGCATGGCGTTATTCCTGGTCCTTCGTAGAACGCTGCGGACCTGGCCGCTTGCGCGGCGTGCCGTCGGCCTTGTAGCCGTAGGGGGCAGCTTCAGACGTGTCGGCCTGCAGCATGCGAGTGTCGTACTGCTGCACTGACGGTGCGATAGTGGGCTTGACTTCGGCCGCTGCCGAATCATCGACAACGACAGCCAGACCGCGGCGTTCTAGCAACTTCGCGATCGCCGGCCGAACCTTACGGCGACGACCGTTCTTCACGTATTCGATGAGCATTTGGTTCCTCGCTCGAAAGAGAGGGCGGCCCGAAGCCGCCCCCTCGGTTCATCAGCAGCTGGTCGGGAAACCGTCGATCCACTGGACAGCGCCGGTGCGTCGCTTCGCGTACCACACCGCACGCTCGGCCAGGAACGCGCGCGAGTTTGTCTGGAACATGTTCACGAACGGCGAACCGTTCGAGGTGACGGTGGCAGACGAGGAGCCAACCGGGGTGTCCGACATTTCGATGGTCGCGTGGTCCGAGAAGTCCAGAGTCACGCTGCCGTCGTCGGCCAGCCAGATTTCCGCTTCGTCGACGAGGATCAGAGGTGCGCCGCCTGAACCGCCGTTGTTGGCCAAGTACTGCGACACGCGGACCGGAACGCCGTCGATGGTGCCGCCGTTGTTGCTCATGGTCGGGAAAACCCGATTGCCGAGAGGGTCACGCAGGCGGGCCAAGCGACGAGCAACCGCTGGGGTCGTGTAGTACGCCGGACGCTCGCCCATGCCCGTCGCATCCCACGGCGCCCAGAGGCGATCGATGGCGCACTCGATGTCCTCGGCATCACCCGAAGACGGACCATCAACAGGCGAGACGCCAGCCAGCAGGCCGGCCGGATTGACACCCGAAACTGCAGGCATGTCAGGGTCGAACAGGTCCGAGTCCAGACGCTCGACCACCGCATCGGCCAGGCCATCGCGCACCAGCAACTCGGCGGACGGATCACCCAGGCGCATCAGCTCCTTGGTGATGACGCTCAGCGCCGAGATCTTGGTGTACTCGGTGTTGTAGGCCGTGAAGTCGAACTTGGTCACCGGCTTGGCCTTGCCCTGACCGACCCACTTCGCAGTGCCACCACTCGTCTGACCGCCGATGCGGACATTGAACGGGACGGGGCGGAAATTGGCCTGGCCGATCAGCGTGCGCGGACGCACGAATCCGACGAAGTCGCCACCCCAAGTCTCGGCATAGACCAGCGGCGCGGCCCACGTCGAATCGGTTGTGGTGCCAGCGGGAACGGTGGCTTTCTGCTTGAACATCGACACGAGGTCGGCACCTTCGGACTGCGCCTTCAGTGTGCGAACGATGGCTTCGGACTGCGGGTAGTACTTTTCCGCCAAGCGGAACGCCTTGGCATGGTCGCCGTTCGCCGAAGCGAGGCACATCGCGTACCGAGCGATCAGGACCCCCGGCTCTAGCTTCTCCACCTTTTTCAGTTGAAGGTCGGTGCCGCGCACCGGCGCTTCAACCGGGGCATCGGGGTTGGGTGAATGCACCGGCTGGGCGGCGGCCTTCTGCGCGGCCTCGAGCCGGCTCAGGCGGCCGATGTCGGCGTCCAGGGTCTTGACCTCACCCTCGGCCGTGTCGAACTCCTCGGCCTCGGCGGTGTTCATCGAGCGTCCTTCGTCGATCGCCTTCTGTGCGATCTCGTTCAGGCGCTTATGGCGCGCTTCGCGGGTCGCCCTGAGCGCGGCCAGTTGTTCGGAGATGGTCATGTCTATTTCCTTATGGCGCAGCCCTATGGCCCGGGTTCCACCCCGAGCTATGCCTGCAGTTGAGGTTTTGCGGGTTCCACCCCGCCGGGCATGCGCCCGTTGAATCAGCCGCCGATTTTCAGCAGCTTCACCGCCCCGCCCTCGAGCGGAGCGTCTCGGTCGATGACCATCGCCACCAGCGGCACGCCGCACGTTTCTATGCGACTGCGGCCTGCGGTGTCCATCGCCTTGATCGTCTGGATCGTGGCCGCAGCGTTGGCCGGGATCGTCACCAGACTGAGTTCGTAGATCTCGATCTCGGTGAATCGCACGCCGCCGCCGTCCAAGAA